GTGCTAATTCTGGTTCTGTGGATGTGGGCGTTCATGCTGTCGCTAGGATGGCTCGTGAAGACACAAGGTGGTTTGTCGCTGGTGTAGTTATCATGGCCATTGTTTTGTTCTTGGCGTTGCCAATTTCAGCCTTGGTGGTCATAGACTACTTGAAGATGAAGTCAGAGATGCAGTACGAGATTCGTCAGTTGAAGAAGCTAAAGAAGGAGCTGAGAGAAACCCATGAAAAAACTATTGTTGTTCGGCCTACTTCTGACGCTGGTGGCGTGTGAAGACCGTTACCGTTACCCATGCCAAAACCCTGACAACTTCAATTTGCCAGAGTGTCAGAAACCACGTTGTCTGTTCACACAGACTTGCCCTGAGTACCTAGTAGCACCTGTATTGGAGAAGAAAATTGAACCAGCACAACCAGCCGCGTCATCGGACCGTTGAAGAAATTGAAACCCTAGTCTGGGGTTTTGTCGTTGGTGTAGTCACACTTATCTTGGCGTTTATCGTCATTGCTTTGCTGTACTCTGTCACCTTTGTTGTTCAACCAATTAAATCAATGGCTCCAATTGATATGGCTTACACCAAGATGTTGAACGACATTGTTCTTTTGGTGGTTGGCGGTATCGGTGGCGTAATGAGCCGCAAAGGTATTCAGGCCATGAGTGGTGGCATCAGCGCAAGCATTGAGAAGACAACTACCACGACAACTTCTGGGAGTGCTACGCCCCCAAAGCCTAATGACCCATCTGGCGCGTTGCCAGTATGGGTCAATCCTGAACTGGACGAGTCATGGACTCCACCACCACCACCAACAACTCCACCAGAGCATCTGGAAGATGACCATGTGCGAGAAGAAATTGCAGCAGCACGAGCAGGGGAGCGATGATGAACCCTTGGATGATTCTTGGGAGTATCAGTGTCGCGGTCACTGCATACTTTTACGGCCACCATGTCGGCTATGTCTTAAAAGAGACAGAGGACGCATTGGTGATTGCTCAGAAGAACAGCGAGATGGTCAAACAAAAGGATGAACAGGATGCCAAAGATGCCACCACTAAACAAGACTTTGAGACTAAGCTGTCTGGGATTATTGCTTCTCGTCCAAGGCTGTTCGTCAACACCACCACCAAGGGTGGATGTTCCACCACTACCGGCAACAATGGTCAAGAGAGAGCCGAACTTGACGGACAGACTGTTGAAGACCTTATCAGGCTCGTCGCAGAAGGCGACAGAGCCATCATTGAATTGAACTCGTGCATTGATCGCTACGAGTCAATTCGTAAAACGCTCAGTGGAACGCAATAGGATGATGAATCTTTTTGGATTCAATGTAGGCTTGATGCGCAAGTTCTGGCGTATTGAAATAGCCTATGTGTTTGCGTTTTTTGTTTACAGATATTTGAGCCAACCATTTGTTTTTCTTTTTGCACCAGCACACTCCTCTATATCCGCTTGTGTTGCTGGAATATGGGCTGTGTTGGTTTTGCATATTTTGTTGGTGAGTCGCCAATCTCAAATTACAAATCCTATTGTCTGTTTTGACTTCATTGATGTGGTCAATCGCAAAATTAGGAAAATATTTGTAAATCAAATACCAAGCAACTCTGTGCGCCTGATACAGCTTTGTCTTGTACCTAAAAACTACATAACCTCTATTGTTGATACAACCAATAGGTTTTTGAAGATTTTTAGTTCTGTAAAACAATCCAGTGTCTGCGTTGTAAACAAGACCTGTAAAATCAATATCGTTCATGCTGTTGCACCCTCATGCAATGGTTTGAGAAGTAACGGCTTGATGTTGACGCATCAGGCCGTTGCGCCATTTTAAAGGAAAACTTTTATGGTCAATGCTGAACAACTAGCCAAGCTGCACATTGGCCCTGAATGGGTTGATGCCTTGAATGAGACATTTGAGCGTTTCAACATAAGCACACCACGCCAACAGGCTGCTTTCATTGGTCAATGTGGACATGAGTGCGGGAACTTTAAGGTATTGAAGGAGAACTTGAACTACCGCGCAGAGACATTGTGCAAGCTGTGGCCTAAGCGTTTTCCTTCATTGGAGTTTGCCAAGCAGTACGAAAAGAACCCAAAGAAGATCGCCAACTCTGTTTACGCAAATCGTATGGGGAACAGGGATGAAGCATCAGGCGATGGCTTTCGTTTTTCTGGAAAAGGTTGTATCCAATTAACTGGCCATGCAAACTACTTTCACGCAAGCAAGGCATTGGGCGTTGACTTTGTGATGGAGCCTGAGTTGGTCGCTACTCCCAAGTATGCCGCTCTAACTGCTGGCTGGTTTTGGTCTACCCACAACTGCAATGCTTTGGCTGAGGCTGCTGATTGGGTTGGACTTACCAAGAAAATCAACGGTGGCACTATTGGCTTGGATGACCGCATCAAACACACCAATGAAGCACTGTCGGTTTTACAGGGCTAATTTCAGCGAAAATATAGGCCATGCAGAACTTCCAAAACCAGATCACAACGCCACCAATACCAGAGCTTCCAATTGCTGGTGTTGTGTATAGCGGTCAACTGGCCAACCAGACCAATGGAAGTCTGCGAATCTTCTTCACCAAGATCACCAACTCGCTTCGTGCTTTGTTTGGGACTGCTGGCTCTCAGTTCATTGATGCACCTAATGGTCTGTTCTTCAGCACTGCTGACCAGACGTTGGCGGCAACCAATACCAAGTACGACATCACCTTCAACCAAACTTACTTGAGCAATACCGTCAGCGTTGTTGACACAACGAAGATCACTTGCACAGTTGGTGGTGTCTACAACTTCCAGTTCTCTGCACAGGCTAAGTCTGGCAATTCATCGGCAAAACAGCTTTATCTGATGATTAACCGTGATGGCACTGATATTGGCTACACATCAAGGCAAAACACCTTGTCTGGCTCAGACCAGCATATGTCGATCAACTGGAATTTCAGCATTGACGTACAGGCAAATTCATACATTAAGCTGCGTTGGGCAGGGGATTCCACAAGCATGACCCTTGAGGCAACAGCCGCAACATCACCACACACAGGCATCCCGTCAGCAGTTCTAGCTGTGAACTACGTTGCACCATTGCCTGTCACGCTACCAACACCACCGTAAAGAGCAATTTATGGCACTCGTACCACTCAAAATCCCTGCTGGTGTCTACCGTAACGGCACTGAATATCAATCATCTGGTCGCTGGTTTGACTCTAACTTGGTGCGCTGGTATCAAGGCACTATGCGTCCTGTCGGTGGTTGGCAAAAGCGTTCAACCAACACTGTGTCAGGCGCTGCTCGTGGCTTGCTGACATGGCGCGACAACTCCAATGACCGATGGATTGGCATTGGTACGCATACACACCTGTACGTCATGGGTGAAACTGGTAGCGTTTACGACATCACGCCATCAGGCTACACAGCAGGACAGGCTGGTGGCGAAGCCAAGTTGGGCTATGGCTATCTTGGCTACGGCCTGTATAACTACGGTGTTCCACGCCCTGACATTGGCCAAGTTACTCAGGCTACGACTTGGAGTCTTGACACTTGGGGCCAGAACTTGTTGGCCTGTGCGAATACAGACGGCAAGATTTACGAATGGACATTGAACACTGCAACTGACGCTGCTGTTGTAACCAACGCTCCGACAGGCTGCACAGGCATTGTGGTGACTGCTGAACGCTTCATCTTTGCTCTTGGCGCTGGCGGCGACAAGCGTTTGGTCAAGTGGTGTGACCAAGAAGACAACACTGATTGGACACCTTCAGCCACCAATCAGGCTGGTGACTTCAACATCACTTCTAGCGGCTCATTGATGTGCGGTAAGCGCGTCCGTGGGTTGACTGTGCTGTTCACTGACGTTGACGTTCACACAGCTACATACATTGGCGCTCCATACGTTTACTCGTTTGACCGTGTTGGCACAGGATGTGGCGTAATTTCTAAGCAAGCCGTAGCGTCAACTGACAACTCTTGCATTTGGATGTCCAACTCTGGCTTCTGGATATATGACGGTGTAGTCAAGCCTTTGCCTTGTGATGTCGGTGACTTCGTGCTGAACGACATCAACCGCGCACAGGAATCAAAGATTTACGCAGTACACAACTCATCCTACGGTGAGATTTGGTGGTTCTACCCAAGCGGCTCAAGCACTGAGGTTGATGCGTATGTGTCGTACAACTACCGCGAAGGTCATTGGGCAATTGGAAATATGGCTCGCACTGCTGGCACTGACCGTGGCGTGTTCACATACCCATTGATGATTTCAACTGACGGGTATATCTACGAACACGAAACAGGCTTGGTTGACTACGAGACTGACCAGCCGTTTGCTGAGTCTGGTCCTGTTGAAATTGGCAATGGCGAAGTGATGATGGACGTGAGCCAAGTCATCCCAGACGAGAAGACATTGGGTGACGTTCAGGTTCGTTTTTCTTCGCGGTTGTACCCTACTGCAACAGAGCGCAGCTTCGGCCCGTACTCTTTGGCAAACCCTACATCTGTGCGAATTAATGGCCGTCAGGTTTCTGTGCGAATTGAAGGCGCTCGCAGTGCTGATTGGCGCGTTGGAACCATCAGGTTTGAGGGACAAGCAGGGTCCAAGCGATGACAGATTTGGCTGAGTTTTGGAGGCTGCGCAAACACATCGAAGCGGCTTTAGAATACTCAGCAGGAACACACACGATTGATGATGTGGCTCAAGGCGTACTGGAAGGTAAGTTCCAGTGCTGGGAAGGTAAAGAGTCCATCATCATTACTGAAATCGTTGTCTATCCGCGACTCAAGGATTTGCACTTCTTCCTTGCTGGCGGCGACCTAGACGAAATCAGCCTTATGGAGCCACTCATTGCGGCTTGGGGCAAGAGTCTTGGATGTACGCGAGTCTCTCTTGCTGGACGCAAAGGTTGGCAAAAGAGTTTTTTAAAGGAAAGAGGGTACGAACCAAAATGGTCTGTACTTTCAAAGGAGTTGTAAATGTCTAAAGGCGGCGGTTCGCAAACACAAACACAGTCTGTTGACCCACAGATGAAAGCAGCTTATCTGGAGAATCTAGATTTAGCAAAGTCAACTGCTGGCGGCTTGGATGCCCGTCAGTTTGCTGGTTTCACTCCTGAGTATCAAGCTGCACAAGATCGTTTGACGAATCTTGGAATGACAGGTTTTACGCCTGAGTCTATCAATCAATTCATGAACCCATATCAGCAAGAAGTCATTGACTCTGCAATGGGTGACATTGAGCGCCAACGTCAAATGCAGCAAGTCACTGATGCAGCTTCCGCAACACGCGCTGGCGCTTTTGGTGGTTCACGTCAAGCAGTTCAATCTGCACTGACAAACGAAGCAGCCTTGCGTCAAGGTGCTTCAACTGCTGCTCAGTTGCGCGCACAGGGTTACGGTCAAGCAGCTCAGTTGGCTCAACAGGCTCAGACCATGGGCTTGCAAGGTGTTGGCGCTGTGATGACTGCACAGCAACAAGCACAAGCTCTTGAACAACAACGCCTTGATGCTTTGCGCAATCTGCCATTGGAGCAATTGGCTTTGCGTCAATCTGCATTGACGGCGCAACCAGCAAACCTTGGCATGACATCAAGCACACCAACTACACGCAATGCTGCTGCTGGCGCTTTGGGTGGTGCAATGGCTGGCGCTCAGATTGGCTCTGTCGTGCCAGGTGTCGGTACTGCAATTGGCGCTGGTGTTGGCGGTTTAATTGGTTTAATGGGGTAAGACATGAATGGATTTAACTTCCTTGGCTCTCCATATTCAGGCGGTGGAATTCGCATGAATCAGCAGTCACCTTACGCTGATGGTATCGGTTTTAAACCACCAACTTCAGCAATGGCCCAAGGCGATGGCATGACGATGGCTTCGATGCCTTCTGACTTTGGCTCAATGGGCGGTGCTGGTGGTCAAATGAATATGCAAGGCATGATGATGGCATCCAAGCTGCTTGGCGCAGCGCAACCACAGCAAACACCAATGGTGCAAAACAACATTCCAATGGGTCGCAATATGACCTATCAGGACATCATGAAGATGTACGGTATTCAAGGATTAATGGGGTAAATCATGGCAACACAAGACATTGGCGGTTTGCTCTTTGGTCAAGGCGGTTCTGGCCTTGAGGAATATTTGAGTCCACAGCAACTGCAACAAATTCAACAGCAAGGCATGATGTCTGCTGCTGCTGCTTTGCTTTCTGCAAGCGGTGAACGTCCAGTTGGTCAAGGCATCAACTTAGGTCAAGCTCTTGGTGGAGCTTTGACTGCTGGTCAACAGGGTTATCAGACAGCACAGCAGGGTGCAATTCAAACATTGCTGTCTAAAGAGAAGCTGCGCGAAGCAAAGATGAACGCTGATTGGGCTGCTGGCGGTGGAGTTATTCCAACTGCTGCATTGCCTGTTGGTGGCGCAGCTCCTGTTGGAACTGCTGGTGGTGTACCAGCCGGTGGCGCTGCTACTCCACAAGGAATGGTGAACATTGGTGGCTTTAACGTGACACCAGCTCAAGCTCAATTGCTTCGTCAAATGCCACGAAAAGAAGCTCTTGGTGAAATCTTTAAGATGACAAATACTCAGTTCACCCAACTAACAAACGATGATATTTCTTCGCTTGGTTTGCCAAAAGGCACTTTGGGCTTTAAGGCTCCAACTGGCGAAGTGAAGATCACATATCGTCCTGACTACCAGTACATTGATACACCTGCTGGTGGCAAAGTATTGGTTGACATGAATAACCCAATGGGCGTAACTCCAGCACCACGGGGAGCAACAGTTACTGCACCACAAGGAACTGGTGGCGGTAATGTGACTCCTGCTCCTGCTGGTCCTTCTCGTCAACCAGCTCCTGCTGGTGTACCAGTAACGTATGGCGGTGGTATGGCTCCAGCATTGAAGCCAGAGCAGATTATGACTACTGTTGGCGCTTGGGATAAAGACTATCGTCAGCCAGTTGAAAGCATTTTGTCTGCTTACAACATCACCAAAGACTTGGTGCAAACTGGTCAGGGTGGTATCTCTGATTACGGTGTTTTAATCAAAGCCATCAAAGCACTTGACCCTAACTCTGCTGTTATGCAAGGCGAGGCTGATTCAGCTCGTCAAATGCAAGGCATGGCTGACCGTATGCAAGGTTATCTTGACAAGATTGAAAAGGGTGGCGTTGGTGGTCAGCAAGCGCGTTTGGATTTGCTTAACTTGGCTCGATCATCTGCAAACGTAGCAATTGACGCATACAACCGTCAGGCAGGACGTAAATCTGAATTGATGCGTCAATATGCACCACAGGCTGTAATTAACAGCACATTCCAGCCATTTGTAAAACCATCTGATTTGACAAGCAAGGCTCAAATGCAGAAGGAAGTTAAAGCAAATACTATTGCACCAGTTGCTGGACAAACGTTGACCTATGACCCTGCAACCAAAACTTGGGGATACCGATAATGACAACAATCGTAGTTGAAGGTGTTGGTCCAGTAACTCTGCCTGACAACATGAGTCGTGAGGAAATGGAAGCAGCCATTGCGTTGCTTCCAAAGCCTGAGACTCAGCGTATCCGTCAATTTGCTCAAGGCGCAACACTGAACACTTCTGATGAGGCAGAGGCTTATTCACGCGCTGCAATGTTTGGCACGAAGCCTGAAGATGAGCTGAAGCAAATCCGCTCAAAGGTTTCTGCGTATCAGAAGGCATATCCAGTTGAGTCTGTTTCATACGAGCTGGCTGGCGCATTGGCTCCATCAGTTGCGATGGCTCCATTCACTGGTGGCACATCGCTGACTGCTGCACCAGTTCAGGCTGGTCCTGCACTTGGACGTTTGATGGCATTGGGGGCTGCTCAAGGCGGCATCTCTGGTTTCGCAAGCGGTGAAAGCACTATGGCAGATCGTTTGCAACGCGCTGTTGGTGGCACTGTTGCTGGCGGTTTGGTTGCTCCAGTTGCACAGCAAGCTGTGAAGCTGGTTGGTAGTGCTGTCACTGGTGTAATTGACACAGTTCGCAGACGAGTTGGTGACCGTGGCGCAAAGATTGTTGAGACTGAAATCCAACGTCTGACAACTGAAACTGGTTTGACACCAGACGAGATTGTTGACAAGATTGCCAAGGGTGAGATCATGGCTGAGAACGCTACGCTGCAAGACGCTGTTCGCGTTTTTGCTCGTGGTGGTGGCAATGCATCAACCATATTGAAGAAGGCTCTTACAGAGCGCCCACCAGCTTTGCGTGGCCAAGCTATGAATGAGCTGCAAACTGGTTTGGCTGGTGATCTAGACGCTAACGTCTTGAAGTCATTCCGCGCTGGTGAAGAAGAACTCGGAAAGATTGAGGGCAAGCTCTACAAGGAAGCATTTGCTCAAGGCGGCATCGTAAACGGTGACATGATTAACGCTGCAACTGAAGCATTGAAGCGCACTCCTGATAGTGGCAAGGCCATCAATGACTTCTATCGATCTGCTACTGGTAAGACTCCATTCTTTAAGGTCACTGAAACTGGTGATGTGAAGTGGGACAAGATGCCTACTTTGGAAGATATGGAGATCATCCGCAGAGGTGTTGCTAACGCCAAGAACGCTGCTTATTCCACTGGCAATGGTGGTGTTGGCAAGAACTTGGGAGATGCAGAACTCGCGCTTCGTGGCGAGTTGGACAAGTCTTCATTGGCGTTGTCTTCTGCTCGTGCAAACGTGGCGGCTAACCGTAGTGCATCAGAAGCATTTGATGCTGGCCGTAAGGTGTTCACAAAGAGTGCTGATGAGATTCAGTACGACTTTGAGAACTTGGCCGCAAAAAGTGAAGGTTCAGCCAAAGCGTTTCGCGCTGGTGTGATGGACGCATTGCGCAACAAGTCAAGCCTTGGCGCTGGCAAGACGATGATGCAAAAGATTGAAGACCCAATGTCTAAAGAAGGTCAGATTCTTCGCACAATCTTTCCACAAGACCAGATCGACTCAATGCTTGCAACTGTTGGTCGTGCATCGCAATCGCAACGTGCAGCAACTGCTGTCCTTGGTGGCTCATCAACTGCACCAACAAACATGAACGCTGCTCGCGTTGGCATGAACATCTCTGCTGAAGAAGTGTCAAACGCTGCAAGTGGAAACCCAATTGCAATCTTCAACGTGACGAAGAAGGCTTTGGCCAAAGCTACGCCAACATTGTCTGATGCTCAACGCGCACAGGTTGCACAAATTTTGGTGTCGGAAGACCCTAAGTTTGTGCTGAATGCATTGAAAGATCAAAGCGGTATTAAGATGCTGCAAGACCGTGTGACTCAGTTGTTTGGTCAAGCGCAGCGTGTAGCACCATCAGCAGCAGCAATAACTGCTGGCAGCTTGGGTGGTGACGTAACTGGTGGACTCTTAGGACGTTAAAAATGGCATCACCACTCGACTATGTAATGGGGCTTGGAGAGCTAGGCGCAACACTTGGAACAGGTGCTGTGTCTGGCGCTGTTGGCGCTCCATACGGTTTGTATAAGGGCATCACTAGCGGCAAGTACGGAACACCAGAAGGTGTGCGCATTGCGCAGCAAGAGGCTGCTGACTTCATGGCTCGCAACACTTACCAGCCACGCGGTCAAGTTGCGCAAGAAGCATTGCAAGGTCTTGGTGGTCTACTGAGCGAATCAAAGCTGCCACCAGTATTGCCTGAAGCAATGATGCTTGGCCAGATTCCACGCCAAGCATACGCAGCTCAAGCTGAACGTGCTGGCATGGCCGCTGAACGCGCAATTGAGCCAGTTGTGCAACGCACAATGGCTGCTGGTGGCCGGCCAGCTCAGTTGATGCAGGACTTGACGCAAGGCACTCGCAGGAACATCACACCAGATGAGCTGGCTGCATTCAGAGCAAAGCAGCAAGGTCTTACTGGCAACAACGAATTTGATCCACGCTTTGATGACCGTGTTCTTGAGCAAGAGCGATTGAAGTCATTGCAGACAACCGTTGTTCCCGTCAATGAATATGAAATACCAACCGTTTCCCTTGCGGATTACGCTGGCCGTCCATTCATCACAAGCATGGCTGACAGAAGCGGCACTGGTCTTCTTACAGACATCAATGACGTTACGTTGAATTTCCCTGTTGAAAGACAAGGTGGCCAACGCTTCATGTACGAAAACCCAGATCAGGTTTGGTCTTCTGGTGTGAAGCCAGCAAACGACATCAATGATTTGGCTGGTGTCTTAAAGCAAACAACTGGCAAAGACCCACTTTATGTGCCTTGGATCATGGCTCCATCTGGTGGTGACTTTGCAAACCAAACTGGCGAAACAATGCTGGCCTATGCTCAAGCAGCAATGGGTCAAGGAACAAAAAACAAACTGGACAAAAGAATCAAGAACACCTTTATTCCAGATTGGAAAGGTCTTGACGATCCAGCAAGCATTGACCAATTCAGAAACTTACCAGACACAAAGCGCAAGCTGATGAAGCAGCAATTGCTGGACAAAGAATTTAGAGATGAAGGCGGATTGAGTCTTGGTGAGGCGCGTCTTGCAGTTGCTGACAAGGATCAACTCTTGTCACAAGATGCAACCATCATGAACATTGGTGAGATTTTTGGTGGGAATCCATTGATTCAAAGCTCTGGACACAGAGCGTATCCAAGAGGTGTTACTGGCCAAGGTTTGGGCGTGGTGGACAAGAACCTAAACATCTTCCAGCTTCTTGAGCAACACGCAAGAAACCGTGGAATTGTTGATCCAACAAACCCATCACGACCAGACATAAGGACTTTGGAGATGAAGCCCTATGCTGGTCTGCTGACGGATGATCTGCTCAAGAAGTTGGGCTACTAAACAGGAAGTCTTGTTCAAATTGTTGAGCAAGACTTTCTCCAAATTGCTCTGACAGGTATTTGGTCACATCTTCTTGAGTGACTTCGTTGATCTTGGAGCCGATGCAGAAGAACTCAAAACGAGTCAGTGCTTGCATCATCTCTTTTGACATCTTGGTGTCTGTGTTTACATACGGCATCATGGTGAACCACCAAAGAACGCAGCCGTCAACGGGTCGCGTTTAATCTTGCGTTTCAATTGACGTTCACGCGCTAGGCGAAACGCCTTCTTCTCAACGTCTTCCTTCTCGCGCATCTTCTGCACTCGCTGCGTACTTGTCATTGGTGCTGGCTTATCAGCGTCAACACCAATGCCATAACGGTAAGCAGCAGTTGGGATGCCCTGATACTCAGCAGGATGCCACTCTTGTATGAACGTCTGATTGTTCAGGTACAGCTCACGCAAGATTGCTCTTGCGTGGCGTACATGGCAATGGATAACCTTTGACACTTCCATCGCTGTCAAAGGTTTGTCCATGATTGCTTTGATGAGCCTTGGTCGCTGGACTGATTTCATTTTGTCTCGTTAGCCACCAAAGTTGCATATCCAGCAATGTCATGCCAGTGGTCATGCACATCAGGGTTACCGTTCAAGATACGAGCAATCTTGTGGGCGATCATGTCTAGCGATTCACGCTGCATTGCGCTCAGATTGACGTACCCATGAGCATTGAACATCTGGCATTTGATGCTTTGCGCGATACGCGCATGGCTCTCAAAACTGCCGTGTGTTTGCTGGCGCTGCGCCAATGTTTCATTGATGTCTGTCATTTTGTTCCTTTGAATTTACATTCATATTCTGATGGTGCGCCACATAGTTTTCCGCCAACAATCACATATCCACACATTGCGCCCATTCGGGGCATACCATTGCAACCACAACTTTGTTTTTCTTCTGGCTTCTTGTCTTTCTTGCCAAAGATTGCGTCAAAGTTTGCTTCAAATGTTTTGCGGTCAGGAATAGGACGCGCTGTACTGCCTTTACCCATTTTCTTTCTCCTTCAAAACAATGTCTTCAAGCATCTCAACATGACGACAAAGGTCTTCATGTAAATAGTCTGGAAGCATCTGCTTGTTTGAAAACCCCCATGACTCAATCGCTGAAAGCAACTTGATAATTCCTAGTGCTAGTGACTTATCCATGACTCAATCCTTTACCCAAATGCCATCAGCGTTCAAAGAACCAGTGCGGTCTTTGATCTCTTGATACGCCAGTTCGAAGCAAGTTTGTAAGTCGAGGTCTGCAATTGCAGCACCCATGACCAACGTGACAAGGATGTCGCCATAGGCATCAGCCATAGCAGCTCGGTCATTTTGATTGATTGCCTCAAACAACTCATTAAGCTCCTCTTGCGTTTTCATTGCTTGAGCAAATGGATTACTGTTTTTCACAATTCCACGTTTCTCGCCCCAAGCGATTACGTTAACTTCTGTTGATTGATAACTCATTTTTTCTTTCCTTTCGGGGTTACGTTGGCAGTGCCAGCTCTACTAAAAATCTTGAACTCTTTGGGTGCTAAGTCAACACGCTGCTTGGTTGTCTTCTTAGGTCGCATCATTTCAGGCGCTCGGTTGACGTGAAGCGGTTTGACCATGTGGTGGATTGTGCCAAGAGCTGGATTCGTTTTGCGCAGCTCCTCAGTATATTCAGCCATCATCTGCGAAGATTTCTTGTGCTTGTTCTGCACCATGATGCTGGCTGTAAAGTCCTTCATGTACGTCTTCACGTAGTCAGGATGAAATGCGTTAATTACCGTCATTGAATGATTCCATTAAAAAAAGAGATGTGATGTATACGGCTGCAACGCCAATGAATGTGATGAAGCCAATGCCAAGCAAGAAGCAGAGCAAGGCAATGTTCGAGATGTCTTCCATTGCAAAATCATTCATGGTGTACCACCACGCTTAATCCGGCATTGCAAAGCGTAACCCCATGCCAAGCCCCAAGCAACCCACACGCATCGTTCTCCAAGTTGCCAAAGCTCAGGGTCTTTGTTCCATTGAGTAATCCCAATGAGGACGTAGACAACTGCCAGCATGATTGGGTATGCGATCAGGTCAATATATTTCATGGTTTGCTCCTAAATTCTTTGCTGCCCACTCTGTGAACTTCTTGTCAGTTTGTATTCGTTTGCTTGGCTTGTTTGGAGGTGGAAGCACACGCTTCCTAGCAACAGGCTTTGGTGTCTCAATTGGCTTAGGCCACGGTGCGTTGGGTGCTAGAACTGTTTTC